AAGTATAGTGGGTCACGCAGTGCCCTTATCAGATGCCTGTTATCACACTTTGAACAAAGGTAAACTTATGAACAGTCACGATGCCCCGATAGAGTGGCGCAAGGGTAATTACAGCAAAGTCGCTGAGTATTGCCTGAAAGACGCTGAACTTGTATACGAACTTTGGAAGCATGGAGTAGAAGAAGGTATTGTGAAAGCAAGGTGCAGAAAAACAGGAGATGTCAAAGAGTACGAGGTGGACTGGTAATGTCAATGATAGTCTGCGAAGTATGCGAAAGAGATAATTGGTCAGGGATTAGATGCTCTAAACATAGAGTGTGTACTTCCTGTATAGATTCCATATTGGAAGAATATTTTGAGAGGGAAAATAATGAACGAAAACGAGAGCAACACAAGCGCAGTAGTGCATAATATAAGAGCAGCAAAAAGAGCCGTAATGACGGTCAAGACAACACTTGGCCCGATGGGTATGGACAAGATGATGGTAGATGCCGGTGGTAATGTAATAGTTACCAACGACGGTGCCACTATTCTACAAGAGTTAGACATCAGTCATCCTGCGGCTAAAATGGTAGTCGAAGCGGCTAATACACAAGAGAACATCTGTTACGACGGAACAACCAGTACGGTAGTATTGGCCGGAGAACTACTAGGTAACAGTGAACTTCTGTTTAACAAGGGGCTTCATGCCAATATCATTTGTCGTGGTTACAGAAAAGCCTCCAAGTGGGCCACTGACCACATACAATCACTGGCTTTCAGAGGGTCTAAGCATCTCAGCAATGTAGCAAAGACTTCAATTACAGGCAAAGCGTTAGAATCTAGTGTAGAGCATGTCAGTGGATTATGTGTAGAAGCAGTCAAGAAAGCAGCAGGTGACTTTGAAAGAATTAGAGTTCTATGTCAACCGGGCGGTAGCCTAGATGATTCGTCTTGTTTTAGCGGTGTAGTTTTGCACAAAGAGTTCATGCTACCTGCCATGCCTACTTTGCCAAATGGTCAGGCTTTGCTAATTAACACTGGCTTGAGTGACATCAAAAGCGATGACAATGTTCAACTAAATCTTGGCTCTGCTGCTGAATACCAGCAATACAAGCGACAATCAGGTAGAGAGCAGTGGGTAGACAAAGCCAAAGCCATAACGAACCTTCTACCAGAAGGAGGCGTAGTATTTGTCAGAGACACTGTCCATGAAGTTGTAGGGGCTACATTAGCCAAGCATAACATATCCATGGTGCACAGAATACCTGAAAGTGACATGACAGCATTAGCCAAGTTACTCAACACTACTATCGCTCATACCACAGAAGACCTACAAGAGGCGGTAAAATGCGACGCAGAGTGCAAGACTATTGGCGATATGAAGTATGTCGTAGTCAAGGGTGAAGGAGAAGTCACTACGCTTATTCTAAGAGGCGCTACTAAGCAAACTCTTGACGAGACTGAGCGTGGATTTGAAGATGCTCTCGGTGTAGTCTGTTTGGCTTACAACAGCGATTCAGTTGTCTATGGAGGCGGCTCTGCTTATCTCAATGCAGCGTTGCACTTACGCTCAAGGGCTGCGGAAGCAGGTGGCAGAGAGCAAATGGCTATCGACGCATTTGCTGACGCATTGGAGTCAATACCGGCTACCATTGCTGAGAATGCAGGTCATGACCCACTTGACACTATACTGACACTAAGAAATGAACACAAGGCGGGTAACACTGACAGCGGCCCAGATATAGAAAACGGCGGCGCTTGCTCGATGAAGGGACAAGATGTCTTCGAGCCACTTGATTTAGTCAAGCAGGCTATTCAATCGGCCAGTGAAGTTACAATCAGTATACTACGAATCGACGACATCATCGGAAAGCGTGGCGAGTGACATGAGACTATGCTCAAAAAGAGGCTGTTTCAATTTAGCCCATCGAGGATTTAGATACTGCTTAGCGTGCCTCCGTGGAAAAGAAGAGGAAGAGTGACCACTCAACTATCTTCTATTCTTTATTCTACGGACTAATGCTGGGATATCAGCGACTGGCTCCTTAACTCTATTCATGTATGTAGCAAAGCCCTTGGATTCAGGCAATTTGCCTTGCCCGCCATAGGATTGAGATTGTACCATATGCCCATATGGTCTATACTCTTCTTCATAGAGTTGAGGAAAGTCTTCTGGTGTGATATCACCAAAAGGTCTCACTTCTGGATTAAGAAGCCTACTTTGTGCATCATCTGATACGGGTAAAGTATTGAATCTATAAATAGGAGCAGGTAAATTCTCTTGCGCTTGCATTGATTTTAAAATGGCCCAAGCGTCATTAAATGCCCTGCCCATAACACTCCTAAGCGTTTAGATGGGATAAACTTATCTTCCTAACTTCTCAGCCATTTGCCTGAGATAACGAGACAGTCTACCACCTGCCCTTCTCGATACAGGCTCAGCCTTACGCTTACGAACACCCTTGAATCCAAGTTGTCCGTGAAAGCGTATGTAGTCGCAGAAGGAGCACTGGTGTAAGACTACGGGCTCGCCTGATACATAGCAACCTGATATCGACAGCGGTAGAGAGATGCGATTACAGTTTTCGCATCTTTGCTTGAGCATGTCAATTAGTCTACCCATCAACTCACCGTATGCAAGTCTAGTTTATGCCAATCAGCACCGTCATAGACAAACTTAGCATACTGATTGATTGCTACATTGACATTTATTTTAGTACCGCTACTGTGCCCACCGCTAGTAGAATCGAAATGTAGAGTATGGCTTCCGGCCTTATGATACACTTCGACAACATGACCTCTTGGAAAATCACCTGTAGGGTTTATTTTTCTAGCAGCGTCAGTAGTAACTATCCATATATTACCTTGGTCAAAGTTGAATGTGACATCCGCACTGGTCGTCACTACTTCTAATCTATTTGGCCCCAATACATGGGTATCTGTCGAAGGAGTGGCTTGTAGATTTCTTGGATTTGCTGCGTATATCAGCCCATGTTGATTGCCCGCTACATCAGCAGTGTGACTCTGCCATATAGCGCCAAAGGTGCTACCAGCAAAGTCTCCGTTTTCTGGCGAAGTGAAGAAACCGTCTAGGTTAGCAGCGGAATTGATAGAATTAGCGGGATAAACCGTGTTGCCATTATCCGCCTTTGTCATAGGTGTCAAAAAATTAACAGTGTTATCCAAAAATGTTCTACGGTCAAAGATGATTGGGTCATTACCTAAGACACCACTAGTGCTTATCGTATACCTAAGCACTGCTAAAACTGTACTTTGGTGATTAGAATCGGTGTTGGCTGTTATACTAGGGTCGGACAAGAATCGGTTAGGTATCAAGGGAGTGCCTTCTGACGCTACAACTGGTGTACCCATTTCGTACATGACATTGTCTTTGGGTGAACCGTTACCTACCAAATATATTACAACGAATACTTCTGAGTTAGAAGACGGGTTGCTTGGTAAATCGCCAGAAAAATTGGAGTCTGTCTTGACAGTAAAACTGACAGTGTTTGATGGACCTCCTGCAAACTTATACATGATACCATCTATTTTGCAGTAACCTCCGTTGACTGTAATCAAGCCTGCGTTACCTGCTGTGATATAACCGGGAGTACCGGATACCACGCTGTTTCTAAGTGAATGACCTTTAGCACCGTCGCTTAGTCTCAAGATACCGTTACCGTGTAGTCCTTCGTATAGATTAGTGAGACTAGGGCTAGTAAGCCCGTCTCCGTCTCTGAGTCCTTGTGAATTAGCCCCGTAACCTGTTGCGCTTGTATGCCCTGCCTTTGGATTAGTCATTGTCCCACCTCGATAATTGCTGTGAATTTTATTTCATTATTACTAGTCTTTTCAATTGAGTTGTAAGTGTATCTACAGAAGTCAGTAGTATCCGTATCATCGCTCGGATTCTTGTACCTGATAACTACCTCTCTCAAAGGTAGCGTGAAACTAACATCTAATGACAGTTTTGCTTCGACTGACAAGGTGTTGTCGTCTATTACTTTGACATCTGGTTTGACGACGACTGCTGGTCTACCTATGCCGCCGTCTTGCTGAGTAGCAACAGTACCGTCAAAGCCGAACACTACTTCGTTAATTCTTGCTCTAAGTGTATCTATCAAAAATCTAGTTCCTTCATCTAATAATGGCATATCAACCTCTCCTGTTTTTCAAGTATCTACTTTGCACTGTGCCCAACTTGAGATGAGCATTCTTTGATTCTGGAACAGTATCTGACCTTATCAGTAGTTCTTCGTTGTCCAGTACCGGGTGAACACTTCTTGATTTGATGACAACAGTATTTGCCCCCACTCCGGCTAGATGAATATGACCTAATTTGTTACCGCTAGATGTATAGACTGGTTGGTTGTCGGTAGCAAATACAGAAGTAGCACTTACTCCGTCTACTGTAAAAGATGTAGTACCTATGGCGTGACCACCACCGTTGTTAATTAGAACACCCGTACTTTGGAGTACCCGACCCCCATGTATAGTGTCTCTGTCGGGCTGACCAAGGTTGAACCCTACACCTCTGTTGTTATCGACTCTTTCTGCTATCTCCCAACTAATTTTGACTTTGAAACCAAAAGCAGTGCTAAACTCTTCTACGCTAAACTGCCTGTTTCTGTCAAAGTCATCTTCTGATGTGTTGCTTATGTCAACTTCTTGAAATTTCTGCAATACATCTTCAAGTGTCCCGTCAACTGAATTAATATGCAAGTCCGATTTACGATTTATTAAATCATAATTACCACTTAGCACAATTTGTTTGTTATTGTCGGTTCGTGATTGGTAACTAACTAAATCTCCGGGTTGTATATGAGAGCCCTCTAAAACATCTACCAATATTTTAGAATCGTTAGCCTTTTTTGACATTCTAAGCATGTTTTGACCTATTCTTCTAGCACTAGCCTTAGTCAAAGCAGTAGGTGCGTAAATACCACCGGGTACTTCGTTAACAGAGTCACCTTGAGTGCCAAAATCGTCGACTTGTACAACATTTTTATCATTGTTAGCCCTAGATTTACCTCTAACTACTACTCTGTTGGGTAAAGCGCTATTATTGTTCTCTGATGTGCCTCCAGACACCCTGTTTTCAGTCAAAAGATGCTCTCTTTCTATCTGAGTTTGAGGGGAATAGACCAGATTACCGAATCTGTCACTTCTTGGTGAGTAAAAGTCGTGTTTGGCCAAGAATCTTATGGCAGTGAGTGAGTCGATGCCATAGAAATCTTGAGCAACGAATGTACCGCTTGGTCTTTTCACCCTTAAACCGTTGATTGAACTCTGTGAAGTATTCCCTAACTTGATTGCTAAGTCAGAAGTTCGCAAACCCACGCCTACTTTCTGAGCAAAACGGATAGTTTTGTCAGTAAAGCCGACATCATGTAACTTTCTACCCTTCAAGTTCTCTATTCCGTACCTGTTACCCTTGTTTGATGTCTTGATTTCGGACATAACCAGCGCTTGGGTATGGTTCTCACTACCAACAGCCAGCGCAGGTAGCGTACTAGTAGTGGTCACTTTGTCACCATCATAAAACAAAGAGCCTTCATAGGTCATACTGTCTGTCGGATTGTGAAGCAAACGGATAGTATCTCCTTCCTCGATGAGTTTGTATCTGCGCTCAGGTGTAGGTATGAAGTCCGTTTTGGTAGGTTTGTTAGCCGCAAAGCCAGCCTTTACTTTGGTGTATTGGGCGTGGCGTACAGCGTTATCAACAAAGCGTGGCTTACGAATCTTCTTCATCACAGTGTCCTGAGCAGCGTCTGCTCGACCTGTTGAGAGATTCTTACCTAGCGCCATGTTCACTCCCCTCTATAGGGGTCAATTCCCTCTGTCACTAAATATTGAGGCGGTATTGTCTGAGGAAACATCGCTATATTTGTCGAATCAACCATATCCATAGGGATAGAGCCGTCTTTTGGTGCCCTGATGCCAACTATTGCAGGTGGCGACTTTGGTCGATTTACAGTTTGTGTTCCTATTCCAGATTTGTGTTTCTTTGCATAAAACCTTGCTAAGTCTATGTCTCCGGTAGCGTAAACTGCGTTACCGTAATTACCAAATGAAGGCTTTAATCCTGTAGATTGAATAGCGGGTATATATCTTTGACCAGTGCCATGATAATACATAACAGGTCCGTAAGGACTCGGTAAGTCAGGATGAAACTCACCAAGCGTAGTCTGACGCTTCAATATCATCCAAGCCTCATCCATTGGTGTCATGCGCTTCACTCCCCACTATGGTCCCCTGTATTATAAGATGCATCCCCTTTGCTACCCTTTGGATGTAGCGTCTGGCTGTGTCTAGGCTGAACACTGTAATCACCCTCATCATCATCTATAGAACGACGACTTGCGTCGGCTCGGAAGTGCTCAAGGGTGTTTTCTGACATGACCATTCTGGCGACTGGGCTAGTGATATCTGACTTGTCGTAACCTGTGACATCGACACCGGGTATGTTCGGCCCTTGACTGACAGGTACAGTTGTACTGGTCGCTGGGTCTACGGTATAAACAGGTGCGTAAGGTGGGCTACTTGGTGTACCTGTTCTAGCACCCGGTACATCACTTGTAAACATACCATACTTGCCACCAGCAGTTGCTCTGTAAAAGTTCGAGTTTTCTTGAGGACTGCTACCTTTCAGCGCTACATAAGACCTAAACATCTGGCTGTGTTTGAAGTCTAACCCAAACGCTGGTCTGTACAAGAATTGTATGTTGCTGTCAGAGTTATTTATGTTTTGAGATATAGGGTCGTGGTCATCATCTTGGTAAGGGTTGGAAGGGTTCCAAGTACTTTGAGATATACTGATATTATAACGAATACTTAGATAACCCTCTACTAAATTCATCTCGGCTTCTGTTAATTTTCTATTGTAGTGTATAACTTCTGCTATTTTCCCTAATAGTGGGAAAGTATTTGGAGAGGGGCCGTCGTTTAACCGACCTAATTGAGTTGGCTCTGATTGATTTTTATGATAGTTAGGAGTAGAACTCGCTACATCCACGCCATCAATTCTGAGTTTCTTTGCAGTGACTACTCCTCCTACACCGTTACCACCTTCTATAGATAAATTAACTATGTTGGGCGTATCGACAACAGCACTTCCCGTAGCGGCAGTAAGTTCTGTATTCCAACTACTTGCGCTTCTACCAGTCCAATATTCCCATCTATTGTTACTACCTGACATATTAGCGTATACATTGTAACCTCTTAATCTAGTTGGACTGGTTAAATAACTTCTACTTTCATAGCCTAATTGGTAGTTATTGTTATCATTATTAGTAGACATCACTAAGATTGTAGTAAACTCGTTAGTATTAAGACCAGCGTCAAAAGTCCTTAATAAAGCATCATTGCTACTGAACTGTACACACGGTTTGTTGTTAAATGTGGAGTCTGATGCCAAAAAAGTTGGTTTGTCATTAGCGACTGATTGACTGAAATCTCTGCCGTTTCCACTACGGTCTTTCCATTCGGAAATAGCATCCCCGTTGTCTACATCAATAGAGTCGGCTCTCAGCCAAAGAGCCAAACCGTTTTGTGGTATCTGTTGACCCCACCCTTTGACATCTAGGTTACCAGCGTGTTTGTTCCAGTCCATCACATAAGTACCGCCAAGTGGCCACATAGAGTGTGCATCGGAGTGCTTGACTACACCAGTGACAGGAGCAGCGCTCCAATCAAGAGCAGTCATATCTAAATCTTTGAGAGTTCTACTTCCGAAGTTATATGCTCCTCTAATGTTAGTTCTTTGTCCGACTTCTCTGTCTGTATGTAGACTGTGGGCTTCTGTTGACATAACAATATATTCTCTACTTACACCGTCGTTTAGTTCTGCGATAGTGTCTACATCCAGCCCCAATCTGACATCATCTCTTGATACAGGCTCAGCACCTCTAGTATCTGCGTTGACAGTTTCGATGGCCTCACCAACATGTGCACTAGGCTTGAGCAGTCCGTCATCAGAATCTAGGTCTACTCTATCGCTGATGCCTCTTTCGATTTCACCAGCCTGCAATGTCTCGTTGCTTGGTCTGACCAAACCTTGTCCGTAGACAGGTTCGGCTGTGTTACTTGATAGTACAAGTCCAGTAGCGTCATGGTTTTCGCTGACAGCCATAAGTAGACTTTCGTTGAAGACTGTAGGCCATCTACAGCCTCTACCGTCTCCTCGGTCACCGACTCTCAGCATACTTGCTGGATTAAACCAGTCAACGGTTCCCATGTCGGTGTTGTCGTTATTGACTGTGTTCGCATTACCACTTTGTCTGTCATTACCGTCGCCACCAAACAAACCATTTGCAGCGGGTCTGTGAGTGACATTCGTATCTTTGTAAGCATCTTCTGGGTCCCAAGAAGGTCGTAGCCCGAATCCTCTTACAGGGAAACGCCTGACATCTTCACCACGAGTGTTGCCCCACCAGTCGACCATGTAATGTCTGTGGGCTTGTGACAACTCTTCGATACCTTGTCCTTCTTCATCATTAGGGAAGAAACGAGTTACAGTAGATGCATTTCTTGCAGTTCTAACTGGGCAACCAAACGGCCCTGTCATTCTTCTACCATCACTGTATCTGACCTGACGACCAAGTTGGTCTTGTCCAAGTAGACTAGAAACTTGCGTTATTCTCTCAAGTATACCTACATACAGTGCATTGAAATCGACATCTGTTTGACCGCTGACACTACCTACATATTCCCAGCCATTTGTCTTAGAATCTTGTTGGATTAGCGGCCCGTTGTAGTATCCAAGCATAGCATTTGAATCGGCTACTTCTAACCAACCACGAATGTAAGGAGACCACCTTGGTCTGTTGTACAATTGCCTAACTGCCATTCTATAACCGAAACATCTGTTTCTATCATTGGGCAAAGATAGCGTGGCGACTCCAGTTGAGTCTTGATATGTCTCACAGTCCATGCCAAAAGTATCACTACCCCAACCCATTAGTGAATGTCCATATGATTCAAGCCTACTAACAGCACCTGCACCGTGACTTCCGCCCGGCCAGAACCCAAAGAAATTGTATTTGTTTGAACCTACTGT